GGATCAAAGTTTATGCAACAATTCGATTGTACTTTAGGAGAGATTTGAGATGGCGATTTATAAGATAGATGGGTTTTATTTCGACATGGGGCTTACGGAAGATGGGTTTACGGTAGGTAGTATAGTGCAGCTATTACAGACTCCCGCAGGGCCTGAAATGATTATAGCCCCTGAAAACCCCAGAGTACCCCCGGAAGCAGTGTCAATCTTTGGCAGGTTGGTCAACAGCTATACAGGGCACGCTGCCGAGAACTTCTACGCAGACTATGGGGACTGTCTCCTGCAAGAGGGTGTACCTCCGCAGAGTTACCCTGCCCCAGAAACCCCTCAAGACACCTCCTCAACCATAGGCTACGTGTCCGGCGTACTCGAGCAAGCCGCCGAAGAAGTCGGCGGCAGGGCTACGACCTACGACTCCCCTCAAGGGGAGGAGTCGATGCCGAAGACGGTGCAGATGTTCAACGCCCTGTACGATAAAGACCTGACACCTGAGCAGGGGTGGCAGTTCATGGCCATCCTCAAGATGGTGAGGTCTTCGCAAGGGGAGTTCAAACGGGACAACTACGTGGACGAGGCAGCCTATGCCGCGTTCGCCTGTAAAGCAGCGCAAGATAAGGCGAACGAAAATGGATGAAGTTGATGTCGCGTCAGAGTACCAGGATAACGCCGTTAAGAGCGGGATAGAGCAGTCCCGGCGGCTCCAGAAGTCCCTGGACTCAACAGCTAAAGAGAACTTCGGCCGATGCTTAAACTGCCTTGACCACCTCGATCACGACGGCGGAAAGGTGCCAGAGGAGGCGAAGTTTTGCGACACAGACTGCCGGGACGACTACGTTAAGCTGTCCCGGTCAAAGGCTTTCAGGACTGAGTGAGAGCCTGCCTACGACAGGCTCTCAATAGTAATGCCAGAGAACATTCTCGTCGAACCCTTCAGCAGCCCCTAAGTCATCGATGTGCAGCGAGGTTCGGTTAATCCCGAACCGCGTCATCCCCTGGTTCATAGCCTCCTGCATTATATCGAACCGAACAGAGCTGTAAGCCGCTCTCAAATCTAAAGCCCGGCCCGTTGTGTGAGGGCCGCCCCTGCCGGTCGAAGCTTCATTCGAGTTGTGCGTCGGACATCTAAACCCGCTGACCACTATAAGCGGCCCTACAACTTCCCTTATAGCGATGACCTTCTCCATGAAGGCGTCGCCCATCTCCCCGCCGTCACACTTTCCGCACCTGCAGCGTAGTTCCACGGGGGCAAAGTACTTGTAACCCTTCACCTATTAGCCGCCCCTTCGTCCGTAACCGTAATAACAAACCCCAGGAAATCGCCCTGACACCCCTCCATCAACAGTGATTGGATAAACCCTTTGTGGCTGCCGCCGTCAGGGGTAGCCAGTACCACTTCAGTCTCATACTCCGTGCGCGACTGCACTGCCCGGCCCCACTCCTGCCTCACCCGCTCCCTGTCTTTGAGTTCCACAGTGTTGATCCACCCTAAGCCTTTCAACTCTCGAGGAGTTCTCCCCGTCTGCCGGGAGAACTGGCGATTAGACCAAACAACTTTACCCTCTCGGTCAGTCTCCATTACGCTCACAGGGAGGGTGGTAAACACCGCCTTCTGCCTCTGAGCATGCAGGTCCATAAGCCCTTCCAGCCGCTCCAAAGACCCTCTAATTGTAGAGGACTCGTTAGACTGCATCTCCGACTCCAAGCTGTCTAGCTGCCCTTGCATAGAGCATAGCTGGTCAACCACCCTCGACAACGGGTTTAGCCGCCGGGCGGTCTTCTTAGTAAAGGCGACTACCACGGGGAAAGCCCCCAGCACAGCGGCAAAGGCAGCAGCGACAGCTCCGACTGCCACCAGTACGCTGTGCCCATCTTGGCTTTCCATAAAATATCCTTGAGCTTTAGGTTGAGTGTGTTCATAGGGTTACTGTAGGCCTCCAGTTAGCGCGCTGCCCCCTGAGGCGGACGCCTGAAGCGCGTCCTCAGATGAGTATAAGTAAACGCCGTCGTACTTCTGCATAGACTCATAGCCGTCTCGATGGGCGCTTAGCTCTATCCGTATAGGGTATATTCCTACAGGGAGCCCTGTCACCAGGGCAGTGGGAGAGGCTGTCAGGCCTGCCGCAGAGTGCAGCACTGCCTGGGTATTGTCGTTGTAAACAGTCATGTCGACCGTGACACCTGCCTCCCACGCATCGAGGTTATCGTTGTACGCAGAGTAGGAATCTATAGCCGTCTCTCGATTGCGTATGCGGAAGTCGACATCGAAGTTACCGATGATATCCGACCCGTCAAACGAATAACCCAGCCCGTTGATGCGGATGTCTGCAGGCGGGAAGGGGCGGTACGCTCTGGCGTCTGCCGTTGACCCTTTGAAGGTGGCATCGGTTTGAGCTAGAACCCCTGACGGGGTACGCGTCAGCAGCTTGTAATAAGTGATCTGCCCATCGACCACTTCCGTCAGGTCATAGGCCATGTATTGGTCGACAACATACAGCTCTGTAGCTGCCGTCAGCGCACTGGGAACCGTGTCGAGGATGCCGCGCTTGACGGTGAGGGTAGCTGCGTTGACATCCAGCGCAGTCACTTCAAACATCTCGAAGTCAGTGGCGCTGTTGAAGAAGTACCCGGCGTCCCCGATCTCGATAAGGTCGAAGTCCATGTCCGAGGCGTATCCAATAACAGTGGCGTTTTGGTCGTAGACTCCGTCAACTAAAGCGCCAGGGCAGAAGCCCTCCTCACCGTCTACATCGCCGTAAGCTGTCGAAGCAGAGCTGCTGGACGATACCAGATCAAACCCAGACCAGGCGTAGTTCTCACGCACCGCCGGCACAGTTGTGACACCTGACAAGGGGTCGAACACATTGAAGTCGGCCTCAGACATTCCGTTTATCAGCTGAAAATACGGAGCCTCTAAAGCCTGCCAGCGGGGCACGTCGACAGGCGGAGTTTCCGGGGTGACGTACAGAGGCGGCTGGGCCGGGGTGTACGGCAGTACCGGAGTGCCGAACACATCCTCCATCAAAGTGAGCTGTAGGGCAGGGGAGGTTATTGACCCGCCTTCAATAGAGAGTACGCGGAAGAGTGCGCCGTTAATGCCATCCTCTTCCCAGTACAGTTTAACGACCGCGCCTGGCGTCAGCTCCCACCCCTCGCGGTTGATGGTCAGCTCTACCTTGCGCAGGTTAGCAGACAAGCTGCGCAAGTCTCTGCGCCCCAGGCTGATAGCTAAGTCAGCATCGTAAACGCCGGGGTAGGAGATCTTTTTAGAGACCACCCTACCAAGCGCCTGAACACTGCCCAAGTTTTGGATAGGCGCGGTAGTAGCGACTTCCCCGGTATCGTCTTCCGTGTAGTTGACGACGATCTCATTGACGGTATTTTGCCCTAGAAACCCCCCTTCAATAACACCTACAGAAATAATCTTTATACCGCCCGTGCCAATGACCGGCACAGCGTTCTCATCGTAACCCCCTCGGATAAGGTCGAAATGGTACAGCCCGTCTACGGAGGAGATGTACAGGGCCCCTTCAACGTGACGGACAATCTCCGTCATCATCCCGTAAATGCCGCTCTGCTCCCGGTACACCAGGGATAGCCCAAACCCCTCATTGAAGAGGGTGTCTGCGGCCGCCGTAAAGGAAGCGTCATCGAAGTCGTTCAGCGTCAGCCCAAGCCCCCAGTCGGAGTCTGTCAGGCAGTCCACCAGCATGTGCGCCGGGTTCATGTGCCCGCCAATGTCGACCTTCGCCGAGTACCACAGAATTCTTCTTGAAGTTGTCTTTCTAAACCGCCAATAAAAATCCTTCAGGTAAGGGTTGCCGGCGGCATACATCACCTGCTCTGCGATGACGCTGACAATGCCTCGGTACGCAGAGACATCCTCCCCCAGCTGGGAGATGAGGTAGTCGTTCTGCGCTTGGGCAGCATCTCCTAGTAGGATGCTGAAGAACCCCTGTATCCCGCCCTCTCTAGCTTCCCCGCCCAGCAGGTCAGGTTCGTCAATGTACAAGCGGGTGTTGCTGGTTATACTGCCGGACCACAAGTCTTTTTTGGCGTACTTAATCGCCAAAAGCTCGTCCACAGTGCCGTGGCAAATGCCTAAGTGAAACCCTAAGTAGTAACGAAACCCTACCGTTACCTTCTTACCTGACCCCATTACCCAGCCTCTCTTGCTTTGGCCGCTTCTATGTAGGGAAGGACAGCCCCGTCTCCAGTAGCTTCAAGGTCAGCCGCAGAGATGCCAACCTTCAGGAAGTCCCTCCAGCTGAGGTCGTTCAGCTTAAAGAAATGGCGCAGCCCCCTGTTGCACAGAACTTGGTTTCCATTGCCTTCGACCTTCAAATCTTCGAGCAAAACAGTTGTCATTTCTTACCTCCTTTCGACTTGATCTTAGTCGTCCTGAGATCCCCGTACCACACGCAGTTGGCCGACTTTATCCACGGCTTGCCAAAGATAGCCAGGATAGGTGACCCCTCCTCGGCCGTGTTGACATCGATCTCGTCAATGCCTACCGGCTTCGGAGACTCGACAGAAGGCGCGGTGAGCACGGTCACCGCGTAAGATATTATCGCCGTAAATACATAGCTCCAATAAGGCATAGCTAGAAAATTGTGGTACCGCCCCAAGGGTTCTTATCAGGGACGTACACAAAGCCTCCGTAATTAAGTTTGTTTGACTTGGCAATACAGGCTGCGAGAGTTCTATCACACCCCTGAAAAGCAGTTATGTTAGCGCCGGCGGTAAGCGTTAGCGGTGCGTAGGCCAGCGTCAGTACGCCAAGAGTGTCGTGAACATTCACCCACCCTCGGTCAGTAATCCCGGCCTCCGGCACCGACCACTCAATCCAGCCCCCTAAGTAGGCACCGACAGCTTCTGTTAACCCAGAGGCTGTAACCACCTCTCCGACAACGCTGTCCACCACTGCCACCGCAGAGTAGTCCCCGGACAGCAGGGAGCAGCGAGTGCCGTACAGGGTGTGGCTGCAGGCTTTACTGTAAAGTCTTCGCAGCCCTATGCCGTTAGAGGCCGCCAATAGCGACTCCACCTTCAGCTTCAGCTTCCCTTTAACAATACGGGTGCCACTTACCACGCCTTTAAAGGTGTTGATAACCTCGGGGTCGGTCAGGTGCTTACGCATCATCGTCAGGCTGCAGACAGCGGCATTCGGGGATATCTCCAGGTGGTGCGCCAGCTCGCACGTTTTCGGTATAGAGACCTCGACGCTCGAGTCATCTATGCTGTAGCTTCTCGTGATCTTAGGGGACGAAACTCCCAGAGGCTCAAAGGTAGCGCCGCCTGCCAGTACAACATTCTCGTCGTAGCTGGTGTAGCGGTAGGTCTTACCCCCGCGAGAGAACTCGAACAGCTCTACAGCCTGCCCGCTAAAGGCGCTCTCTTCTACGCTACCAAACCCCGGCATGTTAGAGGTTCACCGAGGTGAAGGAGGCAGAAGCAATGGCTACATCTGGCGATAGCCATGAGAAGGTGACGGTATTGCTCATCAAGCTTATAGGGGCGAAGCAGCACATTATTACGTCCCCTATAGAGATGTCATTCTGGAACTGCGTAGTGAAGAACAGTGTGATAGT